CTGATGAACAATTAAACCAGATACGCAGCATGTCAGCCGCATTATTACCACCGTCGGAAATAGCCATTTTGTTGGATATCGCCGCTGATCAGCGAGACTACTTCTGTGATATCTGCAAAAATCATCGACAAACCCCTATCTATAATGCCTACCACCAAGGGCGATTGCAGACCAAATACGAGCTGCGCCAGACAGTTATTAAGCTGGCAAAAGCCGGTAGTCCGGCAGCCGAGCCACTTGCCGATAAATATATGCGTGAACAGATAGTCAACGAATAGCCTATGCCTAAAAAAGATACCACATACGAACGTATCGAACGCGCCTTATACAAAGACAGAGACGAGGCGGAACAAATGCTCACCGCCCGGGAACAAGAGATACGGGAACGCATGATACTTTGTGTCGCCAAGAAAATGGATAGTCCATTGGTGGAAGATTCAGAACTCGTTAACTTTCTTATGCACGGATGCGGCGGAAACGCCACACCTGTCTCTCAGTCACAAGCCTACCGGGATATCAGTATGATTAACCGATTGGTAGGTAATATACAACTTGCCGCAAAGAATTGGTACCGGTACATGATCGTTGAAGGTGCTAAAAAAGGCTATCAGCTTGCGATTGACAGCGGAGACGCCAAAGGTGCCGCCGCTAACCTGGACAAGATCGGAAAGTACACCATGGCGGACAAGGAAGATAACCGGCTCGACTTCGAAAGAATGATCCCTCCATCTTTTGAACCTTCGGATGATATCACCATCCTGGAAGGACTTGAACCTATTGACAATCTGGAAGAACGCCGCAAGGAACTGCGGGAACTCGCCCGCAGCATGGCGAAAGGTAAAGCGGTCGATGCTGAGATTATCAACGAAGAGGAGGACGAATAATGCCTACCCCATTATCAGCTTATGATCTCCGGATGAAACAATCCGAGGTCGTGAAGAAGTTCTTTAATAAGATGCAGCGCCAGGCAATGGCCATCAGCGCACATGATGAATATATCATCGCTTCGCGCGGTACCGGAAAATCTGAAGGTATCGACGCCCGGTTCATTCTCCGGAATGTATGGGAGATGCCCGGCTCTCTGGGCGGTCTGATATCGCCCAGTTATGCCAAAGCCTGGGGCAATACCCTGCCGGCAATCTGCAAGGCTCTGGCAGAATGGGGCTATTATCAAAACATTCATTATGTTGTCGGCCATAAAGCACCCTCATGGATGAACTTTGCTGACCCGGTACGCCCTGTTGTGGGGGAAGGGTGGAGCAATGCTTTCCACTTCTGGAACGGCACCGTAATGGTGATCCTATCGTTTAACCAAGCCATGTCTGCCAATTCAAT